AGCTCCGAGACAGACGGGGCCACGGGGACCCTGACACTTCCCGCGAGCTGGGGCCTCGAGGTCATCGAGGAGTGGGACTCTATCGAGTCCGAGTTCGAGCTCCCGCAGTACCGCCAGGGCCTCGCCCGTCAGTCTCGGTCAAGGCGGCGGTGGAAGGCGAGCAGCAGCGCAACGGCCAGCTCTAACGAGGAGGGCGACCTTCGTGACTTCTGGAACGACCACGGGCAGGACGTTCCCTTTACCTGGACTCCCCCCGGCGAGGCGGCGGCGATTACCGCGCACTTCTCGTCCGACTACACAAGAGTCCTGCGCGGTCCCGGGGTCGAGGGGTTCGAGATCGAGATCGAGGAGCTCTTCTAATGGCGCGTGACCTCGGCACAGTCCAGACCGGCGAGCAGACGACGCTGCGCGCAGAGAACCCGTGGATCTGGCTCTACGAGGTCGAGGTGCCCACCGACCCGCCGACCCGGTTCCGGCTGACGAACTACACCGAGGACGTGGAGTACGGCTTCGACGGTGCCAGCGACCCGATCATCTACTCGAGGTTCCCGGTCTCCGCCGGCGATATCGTGCAGGGAAAGGACGGCGACCTCCCCCGGATCCGGGTCTCGGTGGCGAATGCCACCAAGGAGGTCGGCCTGGTCGTCGATCAGTACGGGGGTCTCGTCGGGCAGCCGGCGGTGGTGCGCGTGGTGAACCGGGAGGCCATCGACATCCCGGGCTCGGACATCCGCTGGGATGCCGAGGTGGTGCGCTGTTCCGGGGGCGCGGAGGCCATCACCTTCGAGCTGTCCGCTGCCAACCTCCACGACTCAGAATTCCCCCGCTGGCGATACATGTCCCAGCACTGCATCTTCGCCTTCGGTGGTGTGAAGTGCGGGTACGTCATCCCCTCGAGCCCCACGAACACGGTGGGCGGTGGCTTCGACCACTGCGAGAAGCACATCGTGGCCTGCGAGGAACGGGGCGACGACGAGGACTCGAGGGGGGTTACGGTGAGGCACCCGATGCGCTTCGGCGGCTTTCGAGGGATGGTGAATCAGTGACCGAGGTGCGCACAACAAGACTGCTCTGCGGGCAGTACCGGCGAGGAGCTCGAGGGCCGTTTTCCTTCGACTGCATCGGTGTGGCCGCCGACGTACTCCACCAGCTCCACGGTGACGCTGCGCTCGGGGCGTTTCCATCCACCGACCCGAGCGACCCGGAGACCTTGCAGGACCTCGACGCCGACCTGTGGGAGGAGGTGGACGAGAACACCCGCGAGCCCGGCGTTGTGGTGCTGACCGAGGCCCCCGACCCTGAGACCGGCACGATGCGGCACCACGCTTGGACCTTCGTGGACCGGGCCAGGTGCATAACTGCGACCCCGGCCTGTGGCGTCAAGATCGTGGCGCGCACGGCCATCCGCCAGCCCATCGTCGGCTGCTACCGCTTGCGAGGTGCCCGGTGAGGATCACCTACATCGCTAACACCTTCCGCCCGCACCAGCGGGAGGTCTTCCACGTCGAGCACTACGGAGGGAAGATCGCCCTCTTGGACCGGATGCCGAAGTGGCTCGAGGTCCACGCCGAGGACGCGGCGGTGTGGAAGAACGGTGCCCAGGTCGTGCCCGAGGGGGACAGGCTCGAGATCGACGCGACGGCTTGCGATGAGATCGTCATCGTCCGCATCGCAGGAGTCACGGCGGTGATGCTCGGCGGCACCACGTTCGGCTATGCCCTCCTGGCGGGCATCATCAATATGGCGATCAGCTACGCCGTTGGGCTGATCATCCAGAGTATCACCGCCCCACCTGAGCACTCGCAGGACGAGCCGACCGAGTCCTCCCCGTCCTACGGGTTCCAGGGAATACGCACGCGCCGAACCGAGGGCCGCCCCCGCGAGGTCATCTATGGGCGGATCCGAGCGGGAGGTACGCTGATCTCCGAGGTGATCGACAATACCCACGGGGTCCAGGGCGCGGCGACCTATCGCGCGCAGATCGCCTACGGGGAGGGGCCGATTCACTCCATCGCGGGGATCTCGTCGGACACCCTCGACGGGCAGACGCTGAAGTCGGGAGAGCCCGGACTCGAGATCCCCCCCGGCATCGAGATCCAGGGCAACGAGGCCACGAACCTGCCTTCGGTGGAGGCGGTCATCCGCCTGGGGAGCCTGCAACAGAAGCACGCGCTCGGCTTCAACTATTCCGAGGCTCGAGTGACCTCGGGCACGCCGCTCAACGCGCCGACCAGTTCCACTCTGAACCCGAGCTCTGCCCTGATCACCATCGGCCAAACCACGCAGGCTGACCAGGACGCGCACTTCGATGAGTACGGGGTGACGGTGGACCTCCCGGACTCCGCGGACTTCCTCCGCGTCACCATTCGATTCCCTCGGGGCTACTTCGCTACTTCGGGCGGATCGGCAACTGGCCGGTGGTGGCGGGCAGTGATCCGGTACATTCGCCTGGACAGTAGCGGGAATCCGATCACGACCGGCGGGGACTTCGGCGACGGGTGGGTCCGCCTGCCGATGGGGCTCAACAGCCTCAAGGGAACGCAGGCGTTCTCGGTCGAGTATCAGGTGCCGCTCTACGACCCGGTCACCTACACCCCGCCCGACAACGGTTACTCGCTCTATCTCGATGCGGTCTGCGGTACTCCCACCCTGCCTAGCTGGTTCATAGATAACCAGCACTTCCCAGACTTCAGCTTCAGCACCTGGGCGAGGGTTTTTCCGTCCCTCACCAGTAGTTACAACCACCCCTCTCCGACTATTGCAGCGCACTGGGACGCTGGCCTGGTGAGCGGCGGCGGTCCAAAGCCCACAGATGGCTGGCTATTCGCTATCAATAAAATCACCTACCAAACGAGCCCGGGGCAAACTCTTCAAGCCTGGGTCCCCACCGTTTACCTCTTCAAGAACAACAACCCTAGCGTCAGTCCTTTCGAGTACAACGCGAGGATCTACGAGGGCGTGGGAGAGGAGTACTACACCCCCTCGTTCACAATCGACTTTGGCGGCGAGGCGGCGCACCTCGCATTCACCTATCATAATATCCTATTCAACGATCAAACCCGCGTGCGCATCTACGCGAACGGGGAACTGCTATGGGAACACATCAGCACAGGGCACGCAAACGTCCCGCACTCTGGCGGAGGTGGCGCACCGGACTGGTTCGGTCTAGCTCCAGACTACTTCCATCCTCCGACACATGCTCACTTTGACGAAGCCTGGTACTACGCCGCCGAGCGCAGCATCGAGGAGATCCGCAGCGACTACAACGAGGGCCGGGGCCGCAAGGGCACGATCAGCGGCTCGGGGGCTGACTTCACTACCCTGGACCCGAACCTCCTGATCGGCGGCTATCACTTCGACGACAATGGGGGCTGGTCGGGCACCGTGCAGTCGTTTGGCACGAACTACAACAACCACCTTACCCACGGATCCACATCCGGGCACACCCAAGCCTCTTGGATCATCCCCGGCGCAGAGGAGAGCAACGAGTACCTGTCCCACCGCTATCGGGTCGAGGTCATCCGCAACGTGGCGGACTCCACCCACTCGGATAGCTTCGACGACGACGTGGAACTCGAGGCCGTCTCTGGAGTCATCGACGCGAAGTTCTCCTACCCTGGCACGCCGCACCTCTCGATTGCGGTGGACGCGCAGGAGCAGCTCGGCACGAACGTCCCCCCCATCACCTCCGTGGTCGAGGGCCGCCTGGTCCCCCACTGGGACGGCGGGAGCATCGCCGAGCCGAGCTTCGTCAGGTTCTACGACCGCAACGTGGCGGCCACCGTCCTGGACCGGCTCCTGGACAAGGACTACGGCTTCGGCAACTTCTTCAAGAACCGCCAGATCGACGTGGTCTCCTGGCAGGAGTGGTACGACTACTGCAACGAGCTGATCTATGACCTGAAGGGTTCGCCGATCTCCGGGAACAACATCGACCCGGACGGCTTCCGCCTTATGAAGTACGACTCGGCGGTGACGGGAGAGGCGCAGTTCGACGACCGCGGGCGCATCGAGTTCGTGATGAATGACCAGCCGCCTAGCTTCTGGAATGCGGGCGCGTTCGTTGGCTGGTCGGGGGTGGTGACCGTCGCCTCCTACGTCGATCACAACGAGGACGCCAACGGGATCGGCGGCTACGAGATCGAGCGCGTGTTCCACGACGGCACCACATGGACCGTCTGGCTCTACTGGGACCGCCTGGACGAGGGAGATCCCTGGCTTGACGGCGGCACCCTGGACGGCGGGAGCCCCCTCAATGGGACGATGCGCGGCAAGATGCGTCGCCACACCTACGACGCGATCCACGACACCGCGCAGAAGTCCTGGCAGTCCCTGCAACAGCAGGCGTCCATCGGGCGGGGCGCGGTGATCCTCGACGGCAACGTGGCGCGCTTTCGCATCAACCGAGCTCGGACGCCGGTGGGCATCGTGTCGATGGCGAACATCGTGCGCGATTCCTTCGAGGTGGCTTACGGGGGCCCCTCGCAGCGGGCCAACGCCTACACGGTGGAGTTCCTGGACGAGGACGCGAACTGGAAGCGCAAGCCCGCATACGTCGAGCACTCGAGCGTCCAGAACGTCGGAGACGAGGACGACCTGCGGCACGAGTCGATCTTCGTGCGCGGCATCACGCGGCGAGCGGCGGCGATCCGGCACGCTCAGTTCCTGGTGAACATCAACCAGGAGATCAGCCGCGTGGGTTCCTTCCGGGCCTCGGTGGACTCGATGCACTACGAGGTCGGGGACATCGTGGTGCTCCAGCACGACGTGATGGAGTGGGGCCAGGGCGGGCGCTGCAAGTCGGACTCGATCAATAAGACCTCCTTCGTCTTGGACCGCGAGCTGGTGCTCGAGGCCGCCACCACCTACTACGCGGACATCCGCAACCCCGAGACGGGCGGCTTCGAGACGGTCCAGGTTTCCACGGCTGCGGGCACCTGGAACCGCGGGCAGACGATCAGCCTCTCCTCCGCTCTGACCTTCGAGCCCGCTACGGAGGACCTGTGGGTCGTCTGGAAGGCGGCAGACAGGCAGCTCGTCGAGGTCACCGGAGTCAAGCTGGACCCCAAGACGATGGAGGTCATGGTGGACTGGGCGGAATACGTCGAGAGCATCTACGACGAGGTGACCGCCGACCTCGAGATCCAAGCGGGAGACCTCGGCAACTCGAACGTGGGGCAGAGCTTCGACGATCGGATACCAGACCAGCCGTGGCCTCGAGGCGTGCGGCCTATCGTGCTCGCCGGTGATGGCGCAGAGGACGCGGTGCGGCTCGAGGTCGGCTGGCATCAGCCCCGCGATGCGGTGAACCGCTCGCAACGGATGGCGCTGTGGACCAAGCGGGTGGACGTGCTGGACACCTGGGAGCGGCGCACCGAGGTGGCCTCGGACATGGGCGGCGCAGAGATCGACCTCCCCGGAGCTCGAGCGGGCCAGCAGTACGCGGTGGCCTTCCAGGCGATCTCCCCCAACAACACGAAGAGGCCGCCCTCGTCGTGCGCCTCGAGACGCCTGACGATCCCCTGGGCAGGGGTCCGCCC